AAGATGCGGCAACAGAAAAAATTATTACAGATAAAATTGCAGCAGATAAAAAGATTGTAACCGATAAGGCTGCGGCAGATAAAGCAATTGCAGATAAAGAAATTATTGATGCTGAGGAAATAGTTGCTGAAACTCAAATAGCTATTAGAGATGCTGAGCTAAGTAATGCCGCTGGCGGCATAAACCTATTAGCAAGTTTACTACCAAAAAGTAGAGCTTTGCAAGCTGCGGCAATTATAGGATCTAACGCGGCTGGAATAGCTAAAATAATTCAACAAACAACGGCTTCAAACGTAGCAATCACAGCTCAAGGAACTGCCTTAGCTATTCCAAGTGGAGGCGCATCTGTAACAGCTGCGGCTGGTTTAGTGGCTGCAAACAAAGTATCTGCTGGAATTAATATAGCAACATCTGTGCTTGCAACTGCAAAAGGTTTGGCGGCTTTAAAATCTGGCGGTGGCACTAACCCTTCAGTAACAATACCTAGCGATTCTGGAGGTGGTGCGCAGGTACCGGCCTTTAATATTGTAGGCCAAGGAGAAGGCAGTCAAATTGCATCCGCACTAGGAGAGCAACAACAAACGCCAATTCAAGCTTTTGTCGTAAGTCAAGATGTAACAACGGCCCAGTCGCTTCAAAATAATATTATACAAGGAGCAACATTAGGAGATTAATATAACAGAAAAGCAATAATGGTGTTTATATTAAAATACTTTATAAAATGGAAATAATAGAATTATTTATTGACGATAGCGAAGAACTATCCGGAATTGATGCAATTTCAGTCGTTTCAGCGCCAGCCATTGAGGAGGACTTTATAGCGCTTAAGTCACAAGATCAAATAAGGCTTGCTGAGGTAAGCAAAGAAAAAAGATTATTAATAGGGGCCGCTTTAATCCCTGACAAGCCAATTTATAGAAAAACAGATAATCATGAGTTTTATATATATTTTTCTAAGGATACTGTAGAAAAAGCTTCACAACTTTTTTTAAAATCGGGTAAGCAAGGACAGGCAACTATGGAGCATTCTGCCGAAAGGTTAGAGGGTATGAATGTTGTTGAATCTTGGTTAATAGTTGATGAGGAAAAAGATAAGAGTAGGGCTTATGGGTTAAGTTTACCAATCGGAACATGGATGGTATCCATGAAAATCGACAATGATGTTGTCTGGAATGACTACGTTCGAGAAAATAAAATAAAGGGGTTCAGTATAGAAGGATTTTTCGCAGATAAGCTGAATAAATCTAATAGTAAATTACCAGATAATTATAGCGCAGATGACAAACTCTTAAAACAAATAATAGATGTACTCGAGGAATCAAATACCAACTCCTAGCAGAACCTCACCAAGGGGTGGCCGAAGGGGTTGCTTGTGTAAGGACAATACCTATAATTCAAAATGTTGCAACGGAGATTTGCAAAATCAAGGAGTTGGATCACTTACTGGCCAAAACTTTGAGGACTTTATGAGAACAGAGGATAACTCGGGTTATATAATGTCTGAAAACCTTGACAAATTACAACAGGAATCTTAGTACGCTGTTTATAATATAATTGTAATTAACAAACAAATATATATATGAACTCAAAAGAAACTTTATTAAAAGTTAAAACTTTATTAGGTTTAGAGGTTAAGTTAGAAGAGAGAAAGCTAGAAAATGGCACTCGATTTGAAGCTGAAAGTTTTGAAGCTGGTAGAGAGGTTTTTATCGTAACCGATGAAGACGAAAGAATTGCCGTTCCGGTTGGAGAATATTTACTAGACGATGGAATGATGCTTATTGTTGAGGAGGAGGGTATCATTGCTGGTATGACTGAATCTGAAGAGGAGGTTGTTTCTGAAACTGTTGAAGCACCTGTTGTTGAAGAAGTTGAAGCGGCTGAGGTTGCTGATATTGAAGATTGGAGAGGCCTGGAACTTAGAGTTAAAAATCTAGAGGATGCCATCGCTGATTTAAAGTCAGACAAGGAAAACAAGGTTGAGGCATCGGATGACTCAAGTTTAAAAACTAGAACAGTTACTGAAAAATTTAGTAAAAGTTCAAAAGCTTTAAAGCACAATCCAGAAAAACAAAACAAGGTTGAGTTAAACAACTACGGCCAAAACAGACCAATGAATACTCAAGACAGAGTTTTCGCATCATTATTTAATAACAACTAATACTTAAAATTTAAAATTATGTTAAAAAGAACAGAATTAGCGACTAGTGTTACAATCGCTTCGACGTATGCTGGAGAGTTCTCAGGGAAATATATTTCTGCGGCTCTTTTGACGGCCAAAACAATTGATTCTGGCGGCGTCACAGTAATGCCAAATATCAAATATAAACAAGTTATTCAGAAAGTTGAAACGGGAGATTTAATTACAGCTGGATCATGTGATTTCGTTGCAAACTCTAGCGTTACCTTATCAGAGGTAATTCTTGAACCTCTTGAGTTTCAAGTGAACCTTCAACTTTGCAAATCTGACTTTATTAATACTTGGGATTCAATTCAAATGGGATTCTCAGCATTTAATAATAACGGATTACCAACATCATTTTCTGATTATTTAATAGCTTACGTTGCTTCGAAAGTTTCTGCCCAAAATGAGATAAATTTATGGACTGGAAATTTAGGCGGCGCTCAAGCCGGTGAATACAACGGCCTCGAGACACTCGCCGCAGCCGATGCAACTGTCATTGATGTACCAGCTCACGCACCTATTACAAGCTTAAACGTAATTGCAAAATTACAATCTGTAGTAGATTTAATTCCTAATGCCGTTTATGGTAAGGAGGACTTAAAATTATACCTATCAACGAAAATTCAAAAGGCATATATAACAGCCCTCGGTGGTTTCGCTGTAGCTGCAACATCTAATGCGGGTGTTGATAATAAAGGAACAACTTGGTTTGCTGGTCAAGATTTATCATTTGGAGGAATACCAATTTTTGTAGCTCCTGGGATGACTGACGATACAATAATTGCAGCAGAAACTAGCAACCTTTTCTTTGGACTTGGTCTTATGAACGACTATAATGAAGTTCGTACTTTAGACATGACGCCAATGGATGGAAGTCAGAATGTTCGTGTAATTATGAGATTCACCGCAGCTGCTCAGATTGGGGTGGGAGCGAACGTCGTTTACTATGCAGCTTAATATTAGCAGCAGTAAATTGCATTATTACTCAAACAATTAATTAATACTAATCAACTCAAGGGTATCTTGTAACTACTTGATACCCAGCGAGTTATAAAATATAAAACAAATGGCATGTGATATTACGGCTGGAAGATTAGAACCATGTAAGGATAGTGTGGGAGGAATAACCGCTATATTCATAAATGGAGCTTATACGCCTAATCTATTAACAACAGCAACAATCGGAGCAGATGGAGAAGTTACAACTTTTGCAGATGCGCTTACTTTTTATAAGTACGACTTGAAGGGAGCTAATTCTTTTGATCAAGCTAATGAAAACTCGAGGGAGAACGGAACTAGTTTCTGGACACAGACCGGAACTGTAGTTTTAAAGAAGCAAGACAAAGTTACAACGGCTCAGTTGAAGCTCTTAAGTTACGGGAGACCACAAATAATCGTCGAGGACTACAATGGCAATCATTACCTAGCGGGTATTGAAAATGGCGTTGAAGTAACTGTAAACACAGCGACAGGAGCTGGAATGGGTGACCTAAATGGGTATAATTTAACCTTGACTGGAACTGAGAAATCGCCGGCAAACTTTATGGCTTTTACCGCAATGGTAGCTGCTAGTAATATAGTTGTAGTTGTAGGTACATAACTATATATTTTTTAAATAAATCAAAGGCATTACTTAACGTATTGCCTTTTTTTTTAAAACAGTTTTAAGGTTTTGGTGTTTATACTAAAATACTATAATGATTATACTAAGAACTATTGCGACCGCGCAACAATTAAAATTTATTCCTCGTGAATATGCGGCCTCTAGTATACAGATAGTAGATCAAGATACTAATACACCGGTTGATTATACCGGCTTAACATTTATTACTGATAAATACTACTTAAAAGGTGACGTAATATTTAGCCCCTTACTAGTTGAGGGCCGTTTTTACACCCTCAAAGTGCTCAACGGCAGTAGTGTTGTCTATAGAGATATGATTTTTTGTACTGATCAAGCGGTTAGTACTTATACCATTAATAAAGATGTTTACACTAAAAATGTAACCACTAATCAATATGTTGTAATATGAGTGAAGTTTTTATAACAAATTTAGCAGCTTATACGGCCCCAGAGGTTGTGGAGTTAAAAAATAAAGAATATGTGCAATACGGCGCTGATAATCAATATTTTAACTACATAATTTCTGTAAATAATAACTCTACAACTTGCAGAGCTATTTGCACGGGTACCGCCAATATGATATATGGAAAAGGCCTTGCAGCACATGATGGGAATAAAAGAGTGGAGCAGTACGCTCAAATGATGACGCTTTTTAAAAAGAAAGATTTAAGAAGGTTTATAAACGATTACAAAATATTAGGAATGGCAGCATTCCAAGTGGTTTATGAAGCGGGTAGAGTAATAGAAGTACACCACTTTCCAATGGAGACCTTAAGGGCAGAAAAATGCTCAGAGGCCGGAGATATTGAAGGGTGGTATTACTCTAATCACTGGAGCAACTTAAAGCCAAACGAAAAGCCAGAAAGAATTCCAGCTTTTAGATTTGGTAATGGTAACGAAACTGAAATGTATGTTTTAAAGCCTTATGAGGCGGGCAAATATTATTATTCTGAACCAGATTGGTCATCTGCTATGCCTTATGCCGTTTTAGAAGATGAAATAGCAGACTACTTAATTAACGATTGTATCTCAGGATTTTCGGGAACGAAAGTCGTGAATTTTAATAATGGGGTACCCGATCCCGATAAGATGCAATCTATAAAAAATGAGGTATTACAAAAGTTAACTGGTAGCAGAGGAGAAAAAACAATTGTTGCGTTTAACTCAAACGCAGAAAGCAAAACGACGATTGACGATATACCGCTCAATAACGCACCAGAACATTATTCTTATTTAGCAGATGAATGTTTTAAAAAGCTAATTGTTGGCCATAGAGTGACCTCTCCGATGCTATTAGGTATTAGGGAAGGTTCTGATGGGCTTGGTAATAATGCGGAGGAGATAAAAAACGCGACGCAGCTTTTTGATAACATTGTTATTAAAGTATTTCAAGATCAGGTTATTGAGTGCATAGATGAAATTCTATCGGTTAATGAAATTGCATTGGATCTTTATTTTAAAACACTTAAGCCAATTGAATTTAGTGACATTGATGTTGTAAACAAAGAAATTATTGAGGAGGAAACTGGCTATGAAATGTCTAAGGTTAATCTAAAAATGATTGGTGGAAAACAAGCTTACAATACTAAAGAGGAAGCAATTGTAAAGGCTGAGGAAATGGGTTGTGGTGGTTACCATGAAATGGAAATTGAGGGTGAAGTTTATTTTATGCCTTGTGAAAATCACACAGAATTAAAAGCACCTTGTTGGGATGGTTACGAGCAGTACGGGATGAAAAACAAAAACGGCAAGCAAGTGCCTAATTGCGTACCCATGTCAACAAATTTATCAGAAGATTTATCAGAAGATTTAAAAAACTTTATAAAATTAGGTGAGGACTTTCCCGAAAAAGATTGGGAGCTAATAGAGGATGCTGAGGTTGATTATGAAATTGAAGATGGGCTTGATGAATTAATTAGCGATCTTAATAATAAGCCTAAAAATACATTAAGTAAAATATGGAAATTTATAGAAACTGGTAGCCCTTTTCCTAATAGTAAAGGAGATCAAGATAGAAAAATTGGAGATGAATATTTTAGGACTAGATATTATTATAGCCCTAGAGGATTTGCAAAGTCTGAAAGGCCATTTTGCAGAGCAATGGTTAACGCTAATAAAATTTATAGAAAACAAGATATTATTCAAATGGAAAAGCAATCTGTAAACCCAGGATGGGGTCCAGAAGGTGCTAATAATTATTCTATTTGGTTATGGAAAGGCGGAGGGAATTGTCATCATTCCTGGAGAAGATTGACGTACCGATTTATGGATGCTAAAATTAATGTTAAATCCACACAAGATTTAATTACTACTAGAAGAGCACGAAAAGATGGTTATAAAATTATTAACGATAGAAAGGTAAGTCAAAAACCAATAAACATGCCTAACAGAGGCTTTTTACCAGGAAACCCACAAGGAAGATAAACATGGCTAAAGCATTATTTATAACAACTGAAGATATTAAAAGGTATTCTGTTCTTTCTGGGTCGGTAGATCCTGACAGATTTATTTATATGGTAGAAATATCACAAGACACAGAAGTTCAGAACTATCTTGGAACAAAACTTTTAGAAAAATTACAAAGCTTAATTATAGCTGGCACCATGGACTTGCCAATAAATGCAAATTATAAGCTTTTATTAGAAACATATATTAAACCCATGACAATCTATTGGGCGCTGGTTTGCTACATGCCATTTGCTGCGTACACTGTAGGCGCAAAAGGAGTGTTTAAGGGCCAAGCAGAGGGTAGTTTAACAGTGGATAAAACGGAAGTGGATTATTTGGTTGAAAAGTATCGCGACATCGCACAATTCTACACGAATAACTTTACGAGCTATATGATTTATAATCAAAGCCTTTTCCCTGAGTACAATGCGAACACAGATAATGACACTTACCCGGATACTTCTAATGCAGATTTTGGTGGATGGGTGTTGTAAGGTATAAACAAAAGAAATCTAATATTATAAAATTAGAGAAATATTTAAAAGATGTGGACAGAAAACAATTCGTGGGGCTTTTTAATAACCTACATAACAAGAAAAAATAAATAATGGCATACGGAAGCATATATCCTATATCGGACTGGGGCTTAGGCGCTTGTAATGATTTTGGCTGGGGAATAGTTTATAAACAATTTGTTGATTGCACTCCGACACCATTTTTTGAAATAATAGCAGAAAACGATGACTTTCTTTTGACTGAGTCTAACAACGAATTTTTAATAACAGAAACACAATAAAAATAATATAATGGCAAATAAAAAATTTAGTGAATTTACAGTAGCAACAGACGAAAATCAAGTCAGTTCGCTGGTTGGATATAACGGGTCAGATAATGTTCAAATAACCCCAGCCTTACTTTTAGGAACTTTGGGGCCATTCCTCCCACTAACCGGCGGAACCTTAACTGGTCCGCTAGTTGTAGATTCTACAGCTACAGTAAACGATATACTAACAGCTGGACTTGGTTTAGCAGTAACTGGCGGAACTGTAGGCTCTGGTAAGCTTGTATTAGCTTCTACTAACAAAGTACATTTAAGCGGTGGTAGTGCTGGTTTAATTCTTCAAAATTCTGGCGGAACTAAATCTTTAACTATAGACGATACACTTTCAACTTTTGTTGGTTTAGTAAGTGGTATTACTCCAGTCGATGGAGCTAACTTTGTAACTAAAGCCTATTTAGATGGTGGCGGTGGAGCTGGTAATGGATTTTTACCTTTGGCTGGTGGTACAATGTTAGGTAATACTATTCACAATGACAATGTAAAATCTATTTACGGAAATCCTGGAAATGATTTACAAATCTTTCACGATTCGAGTAATTCTTATATTCAAGATGCTGGAATAGGAAGGTTAATTTTACAAACAAATTATTTAGAGGTGCAAAATGCCGCTGGAAGTGAAGCTATAATTGAAGGTATAGAAGATGGAGCAGTAAATCTATATTATAATAGTAGTAAAAAGTTTGAAACTACAAACACAGGGGTTACTATAACCGCAGAAGCAGTTGTAGGTAATGGAACTAATGGATTGGAATTTTCACATTCAGCTGGTAATTCAAGTGGAATTATTAATACTGGTTTTAGTTCTACAGCTGTAGAAATTAGAACAGGTAATATTGAAAGACTTTCAATTAATGATACAACAGCAACTTTTGCAGGAAGTGTAGATTTAACAGGTAATTCGGCAATATTTTTAAATAATACAAATAATAACAATCCAGTTTATATAAGAAATGCTGGTAGCAATGCAGCAACATTACAAATTGGTAGAGGTAATTCGCCTGGTAGTAACGTATCTCTGGTCGTTAATAATTCTGGATTTGTTGGAATTGGTTTGGCAGATCCTCAATTTTTGTTTCAAGTCGCTGGCTCTGTTGCATTAGATGTTATGCCTGGAAACGAATCACAAGGTATTGTCAGAATAGGTAGATATGATGCTAATACTACTAGGTATAACGATATAAAATCATTTGTTTCGCCAACGGCATCTAGTAATTATTTAAAATTTGCTGTTCATGGAGGCGTAGAAAATGCTAATGTAAACGTAATGACTTTGCTAGGAAATGGTAATGTGGGCGTGGGCGCTGTTTTACCAGTATCTAAAATGAATATTGAAGGCACTAAAACAGCTGCTTTAAGTACTGCTGCTGATTTTTTAACACTTGGATTAACAGTAGATGACAATAATGCTTATAATACTGTTGGACTTGGTGGTGGAATTGCATTTAGAGGTAAAAGAAATATACCTGGTGTTCAAACTATTTATGGTGCTATTGATGTTTTAAAAGAAAGTGTTGCTAATGATTCTTTTACTGGCTCTATGAGGTTTTATACTAATCAAAATGCAACAGGAGTACCATTAGAGAGAATGCGTATTGATTCAAGTGGTAATGTTGGTATAGGTGTTAATGCAGTAGATTATTTTGCAAATGCAAACAATTTAGTAGTAGGAAATTTAGGAGCAGCTACTGGAATTACAATAGTAACAGATGGAAATTTAGCTGGGTCTTTATTATTTGCTGATGGTACTAGTGGTGGAGATAATACAAGGGGTGGTTTACAATACAACCATAGCAATAATTCGATGTTGTTTAGAGTTAATAATGCTACAAAAATGACTTTAGACAATAATGGTAGATTGCAAGATTTAACAGGTATTTTTTTAGGGTCAAATAATAATAGTAATTTTTTAGATGACTATCAGGAGGGAAATTGGTCACCAACTTTAGGAGGAACTTGGACAACAGACCCAACGACTATAACAGGTACATATACTAAAATAGGTCAATTAGTTTCTATAACAATGGCTTGGACTGGTGGAGCTAAACAGACTGCAATCAGTGGATATTTTGAAAATTTACCCTTTGATGTAACAAAAAATGGAACTGGTTCAGTTTCCGATTCTGGTGTAGCTGATAGAGGGAATTGCTTATTTGCAAATGTAGACAGAGTTTGGTTAACTACTACCACTTTGGGTGCTAGTGCAAATTACTTATCTGGAACTTATCACACAGCCGATTAATAAAAAATAAATAAAATAACAAATAAATAAAAATTAAAATTATGGCAAATTTAAAAACTTGGGACTGTAAATCAGTTGTAGTATATGTAGAAGAATCTGGCAACTCAGATGTGGTTTATAATGTAAATTGGACTGTTAATTGTGTTAGCGATGTGGCTAAACCAGATGGGGAATTTTATAAATCTAGAATATATGGAAGTCAATCTATACCAGCACCAGAAGAAGGCACATTTATCCCTTTTAAAGATCTAACAAACGCAATCGTTGAAGGGTGGACTAAAGCAGCTTTAGGAGATGAAACAGTAGCTGAATTATACATCAAACTAGATGCACAAATTGAAGCAAAAATAAACCCTACTTCATTAAATATGCTGATTCCTGGCCCCGTGTCTAAATAATAAACTAGGACACTTTTTTATTTTCTCGTACATATATTAAATAAACTTTAAAATATATTATTATGAAAATTACGAATGAACAAATTCAAAGTGTAAATCAAGTTATTAATAGTTTACCCATCGCTTATTTAGCTCAAGCACAGGAAATCGTTAAAATTTTGAATGAATCAATTCCAAAAGATGAAAAAAGCGGAAAAGAAAAGTAAAAAAGTATTTCCAAGAGTTGGAAAATATGTGTTTCCAAACAAAAGCATGGCCTTAGATTATATAAATCGGGGCCACGGCTCAACCAACTTATATGCTAAGTTAGGTTTAAGAGAGCAAGGTTTTCTTGTTGATGTGCTTTGGCATGATGAAAATAAAGACTGGAAAGAGTTTGAGGTTAAAGTAGTAGGCCAAGGATGTCATCAATTTACTAATTATAAGTATGCCAATTCCTAAACCAAAATTAGCGGAATCGCAAAAGGATTATATGATTAGATGCATTCCGATGCTAACCCCATACCATAATAAATCTCAGGCAATAGCTATTTGCTACGATACATTTAAAAATAAAAAGTAATGGGAGATTATAAGTATTTATTAATTAATTTTTTTAGTTTCTCTTTATCTCTTACACAAATCGATATTGGACTTAAGATTCTTTTATTACTTATAACGATTTTTTATACACTGCAAAAATGGTGGCTTTTGAACAAAAAAAATAATGACAAAAAACTTTAATAAATCCGAGTTTGAATGTAGTGATGGTTCAGAAATGAATATTGCTATTTATCATAACATGGTTAAAGTTGCTAATCAATTACAAATTTTAAGAAACTATATCGGTAAACCAATTACAATAAACTCCGGATATAGATCAGAAAGTTATAATTCTACACTTAAAAACTCTTCTAAAAAATCGCAGCATGTAATGGGCCGGGCGGCTGATATTGTGGTTAGTGGTATTACACCAATAGAGTTACATAAAACAATAGAACTGTTAATTGAAAACGGGGAAATGCTGCAAGGTGGACTGGGCCTTTACAAAAATTTTGTTCACTACGATATAAGAGGCACTAAATCCAGATGGAATGGCTAAAAAATTATTTAAAAATACTAAAGTCGGCAGATTTTTAAGCAGTAATGGTTCATCAATTATAGATACCCTGGGCGATGCGCTCCCAGATTCCGGCCTGTTGGCAATAGTTAAAAATCTTATTAATAAACAACCCATGCCGGCCGCTGATAAAAAAGAGGCTTTAAAATTATTGGACTTAGATATAATCGAAGCTCAAGAAATTACAAAAAGATGGCAAAGCGATTTAAACTCAGATAATAAACTTTCTAAAAATGTTAGGCCTCTTACTTTAATCTTTATGACCATCAGCCTTATACTATTTATATTTTTAGATTCTACATTTATTGACTTTCAGTTTGAAGAGGTACATATTGAAACCTTAAAGCAACTTTGCTCTGTCGTGTTTATTGCCTACTTTGGTGGGAGATCATACGAAAAAACTCGTAAATAAAAATTACCTAAATAAATTGGTGTAATTAAGGCTTAAAAAGTAGCTAAATATTGGCTGACTTACAACGATACTTACAACTAAACTAAAAAATCCCATCTTTTACAGATAGGATTCAATTTTCTTCGTAGCCCGTAGGGGGCTTATGCCTTTATTTTTCATTATCTTCGACTTAACCATACGTGTCGAAGGGAATCTTTTAAATATTACTTAAGTTTTGTAACAAAACATCAAATTTTTGTACATTTGATACGTATAAAACTTACAACGATACTTACAACCGCTTAACTTATGTTTTATTTAAAAAAACCAAAATCCAAAGATAAAACCTTAATTATAGTACAATACTATGTACCAAAAGATAAGGCCAAATTTGTAATTTCGACAAATATAAAAATAAATCCTGATAATTGGGATAAAAAAAACAGAATTCCAATTAGAAAAAGAGGAAGCCCAGGAATTGAGGCTCAAAAGATAGCTTCTAAGCTAATGGAGTTTAATGAAAAGATAGAAAATTTAAGGTCAAAGTTTGGTAAAAATCTAACAGTTGGAGATTTAAAATTAGCCTTTAATAAAACGGAGGAGTTTGTTTATGCTTTAGATTATTTTAACGCCTTTTTAACGGAAAGAATTAAAATTGCTGATGTAACGGAAAGATCAATACAAAAATACAAAACAGTATTAGGCAAACTAACCTTATTTCAGTTACATAAAAAAAGAAGATACAAGCTATCGGATTTGCAAGAACAGTTCTTTATTGATTTAATAATTTATTTAAGAGAGAAGCATGATCTTTATGACAATACTTTAGAAAGATACATGAGCGTTATAAAAACCTTTTTGCGCTGGTCCTTAAAAAAAGGCTATTCCCCACCCATGGATTTTACAGACGTTAAGATAAAGAAACATGAAACTGATGACGTTGCATTAACAAGGGATGAAGTTAAATTAATTGAATCAGCAGATTTAACCGGCGCAAAGGATCGAGCCAGAGATTTATTTTTAATTGGCGTTTACTCTGGCCAGCGTTGGAGTGATTATTCAGTATTTGATAAGGCAGATATTAGAAACGGAATGATAATAAAAAGGGCTAAAAAAACTAGTACTATAAGCATGATACCTTTACATGATGAATTAAAATTAATTCTTGATAAGTATGGTTGGGATTTGCCAAAGATTAGCTCTCAAAAATTTAACGTACATATTCAACAGATATGCAAAGGCTTAGAAATAAACGATAAAATAAAGTTTACACATTCTAAAGGAAGTTTTAAAAAAGAGGAAATAAAGGAGAAGTGGGAAAAGATTGGTTCACATACAGCACGCAGGACTTATATAACCCTAGCGGCCGAGGATAATGTCCCCGACCATTTTATAATGGCTGTTACCGGTATTAAAGATTCTAACACCTTAAAGAAATATAAAAAGATAAATAATAAAGCTATTGTTGAAGCAACTAAAGACTTGTTTTTTCCTTCCTAATTCTGTGTATTTTATTAGCTCTTTCAATAATATCTTTTTCTTCATTGGATTTAAAAAAGGTTTTTATAAGATTGTCTTTAAATGATCTTATATAATCTTTATATATTTTTTTCTTCTCTTGCTTTGAAAAGTCAATCTCGTTCGTAATAACATCTTTTATTAATTTTGAGTGTTGATTCTGTTTCATATTCTAGTTTTTAAATGCAGGGTTTCTTCCCTGTGTTTATTAATGTTTAGTAAATTTTATTGTTATTTTATCTGGGGATAAGCTTATTAATCTGTTTAGATTTCTTTTTATTCATTTTGTCAAGCTCAAAGTTTGCAGCCATGAAAGTCTTAATGTCTTCGAGATCGGTTTCAAGATGTTTAATTTTAGTTAATCCATCAATTAACATGTCTTGGAGTTTGGTTTGTTGTTCCATTGCATTCGTAATTTTCTCAATTACACTACTAGAGGCTTGAACAGCATAATGTTCGACTTTAGATTCCAGGGTTTGAAAACCTTCAAAAATCCTTCTAATATCTTTTGAGTGCCTTGAATCATTATCGTAATAATTTCTATCATCTCTTAATTTGTTAGATAACATATCTTTATACATAGCACTGTCTTCATCTAGCTTACAATAAATTTGTTGAGCGGTAACAGTTAAATTGTCATTATTAATTGCATCACTTACAACAATTTTTTTCTCTGATTTACTCATTGGCCCATCTCCATTAATCAGCCATTGATAATTTACGTCTGGAAATCCTTTTAATATTCTCCCAAATGTTTTACTGCTTGGCTTTCTGTTTTCACTAATGATTTTGGATATAGTAGTTTGAGAGCTTAAACCTATTTTTCTGCAAAATTCTATAATTGTTAGCTCGTTTTCCGCTAATATCCTACTTACTCTTTCACTAAAATTGGACATAATTGTATGTTTTTTGTTTTTTTATTTTTTTAATTAGACACAATTGTGTATATTTGTCATATAGATGCTCAATTGTATTTCTTAATTATAGTTAAAAGATACAAAAAAGTATAAAAAACAACAAAAAAAATGATTACAAATATTAAAAACTTATACGAACAGGTTAACGACAAAAAGGGTTTAATACTTCTTCTCTCCGAAGAATTTAATGTAAGGCCTAATTCTATTAGAACAAATTGGTTTTCAACTTATTGGAGTATACCCCTAAAGCATGAGCAAAGAGTTTTAAGTCTTTTACAAAATACAGTTACACAACAAAACTCAGTTACAATATGAACACAGAAAAGGAATTAATAGCAGATATAGTTAAGGAGGTTTTAATTAACCATAACTATTTATCAGTTAAAGAATGTGCTGCAAAATTAAATTTAACTGTTCGCACAGTTAGGTCATTAATAGTAAAAAAGGAAATTTTTGCGAAACAATTGGGAAACAAATTTAGAATCCCAGAAATACAATTTTTTAACAAATGAATAAATACACTTTTGAGTACTGGTTTAGAGATAGAGATGAGTGGAGCGACTACGCATTAGTTGAGGTAAAGGCTGATAATAAAAACAAGGCCCTAATACTAGCTAAAGAAAACGCAAGACATAAACATCCTAGAAACTTTAAGATAGTAGACTTTAAAGAATTTAAAGAAAAGGGTGAGGTGTGTAATGATTGCGGCCTTGAGTTAGATGTAAATTATAATTGTAACTCTCAAACCTGTATTAATAACATCACTGTGAGTGACACAGTGGAAATAACAAACAATTAAAAACAAACAAATGTCAGAAACTAAAACTACAAAAAAAGAAGATAAACAAACAATAAATTCCATTATTGATGACTACAGAGAAACGCACACTACTAACGAAACAACCTCTTTTATTAAAGGTATGTTGGCATACTGTAAAATAAGTTAAACATGGAAAATTATTATATAATACTTTTTCTTCTTGGAATCCTTACGGGTCAAGCAATAACAATTATTTCACACGCATATCCTATAAAAAAAATCAAAAACTATAAAAAAAGTAAAACAAACAAAAAACATGAAACTAAAACAAAAAAACTTTGATCAAGGATTATTAGACCTGTTAGGAAATGAAACTTTCCACAGAATTTTAAGTCATAAGTTAACACCAGCCGAAGGCCTGTTAATGAATCCAGAGTTAATTAATAAAAAAGTAAAACAAACAACAAACAAAAACTAAAACTATGAGTATTAAATTTCAAAAACCAGAACAGCAGCCAAATAAATTTTTAGCACCCGCAGGCACACACATTGGACGATGTTTTAAAATGATTCATGTTGGCACGCTCAATTATGAATTTCAAGGC